GGTAACTTCTTCTCCTTTTACTAGAGCTTCGGCTGCTTCATGAACCTGGGTTCCTTCTTTTCCAGCTTTTGCTAGAATAAGATCAGCATTATGTCCTACATCTTTTAGCCAGTTGTCAAAAAATTTATTCTTTGGCATGTACTGTAAAATTGTAGTCACAGAAGGGTAGTATACCCCTTCATCTCTTTTATAAACTCTTCTATCAAGAAAATTTATCTGCTGTAGATTAGGTTTAAAATCTAATCTGTTTTTTGAATGTTCTTTTAGTATGTTTGTACCTTGACGAATCATAAGGCTTTCATTTTGTGCATCATTAGCCCGGTTAGGTCTAATTCTTCTGCTGATTGAATAAGTCGAGTAAAGGCTTGAAAGCCCATCTCGCTAGGATCTTTTTGTTGTAAATCTACTAGGAAGACCCTTTTGCCTAAACTTAAAAACTGTTCGCAATATTTCAATGCTTCTTTTTGAGCATCTTGATCTAATGCTATATAAATGTCTTCCACACCGGAAGTAATAATCTTTTTAAGTAATGAATTTGAAATATTTTTTCCTAGGATAGGAATAGCATTTCTACGAATGGCCATTGCATCGAATGGACCTTCACATAAAATAATTGGCTGATTCCAATTAATTAAATTTTCAAAAAATATTATGTCTCTGGAAGTTTCGGGGTTTCTGTACTTAAAGTAAGCTCCCTCATATGTTCGGCCAACAAAATAATTGAGCCTATTGGACTCAGAATAACTTGGTATAATAATTCTTCCTCCATAGTCTCCAGTTGTTGTATATCCGACATTATATTTAATAAAATCATTGTCGGTAAGTCCTCGTTCATATAGGTATTTTCTTACTTTATTAGCAATAATTGAAGTTCTGGATGCTGTAGCAAGAGGTTGAAATTCTTTGGGTAGCTCAACTACTTCATCTGCCTTATATAAATACTTTTGACCTTTCTTAACGTACTTTAGAACTTCTTGGGCTTCTTCTTTAGGTACTTTAAGCTGCTTGAGCAGAGAGAAAATAGACTGTCCTTTAGTTTGACATACCCAACATTCCCAGAAGTTTTTACCCTCCTCGGTAGTTGCCATATTAATCTCCAGTTTAGGTTTACGGTGATTACAAAATGGGCAATGAAAAGCGTAGTTATCTCTTGCTCTTTTGTGACTTTTGCCTAATATATTCTCTACCGACCCTAAAAGAAAGGTGTATTCCATATACAGTATTTACTGTAATAAGATAAGAAAAATATTTTATATTAGCAACTTATACGTCAACCATCTTAATTTTACCGCTCTTTGGATGAACCATAAAATTATCTTTCTTAACGTCAAGTTCGTCTGGATCTATTCCTAAATTAGATGCTTCTTTTTCTAAAGCATCCATAAATTCTTCAGGTATTTCCCCTTTAAATTCTCCCATAACCTCCATTGTAATGATACCTAATTTTTCTCCTAGTCTTTCGACATCGTAGATATAAACAAAATTATTTGTTTTTTTACCTTTAAGTATTTCTGCGTGATCTAATTCAATTGGATCGGTAGTGACTTTTACAGCCTTTCCTTTTAAAAGATATACTGAACCGTAGTCTCCTGAGTCAATATATTTTCCTCCCTGATCTTGTATTTTATCTATTTCTCGATTAAAATCAGGATCATATTCTAGCGGACCTTCTAATATGATTTGAGATAATTTCATATTTTTAATCTACATCTAGCTCATAGGCTTCAGCATTAATGCCTTTTGCTTTAAGGGCCTGTATAACTTCTTGTACTTCAGAATATTCAGGAAGACCTTCTAGAGGAAGATCTAGTCCAGTAAGTGCTTTGATCACTTCCGGGGCCTGTTTACGGTAATAATCCTTACCGTCGATCTTTAATTTAGAAAAATCTCCATGGTTAGTATATATAAGACTTATCTTATCAATATTATCGTTGATTCCTTCGTTGAGTATGATGTCTGTTAATTTCATCTTCCTTGTCCTCTATAAGCTTTTTTGTAGTTTCTACTACTTTTAAGCTTTGATGTTTTACTTTTAGAATGCACTCCCGGTCTTTTAGTTTTATTGCCTGGAGTGTAATTTCCTGTAACTAGTTTAGCCAATTTTAATTACTTTAAGTTTTAAATCACCGGTGCCTTTTATCAATCTATGATATACACCCTTTCTAATAAATAGTCGTTTTAAACTCTCCGGGTTATTATTATCGTACTGAAATTTCCAATCAGTTTCGTGTAGGGGTTCGATAATACGGTCTTCCTGGTCTCTATGCCATACAAATTCTTCTTCCGGGGTGTTTTGAGTAAAAGTTCTTACTTGGCCTTCCTCGGTAAAAGGTAATTTATTATTTTGCATCTGTACCTGGGTCTTCTAGGTTTTGAATATAGGCATCAACTAATCTACTTACAGCTTCTGGTTTTTCATCTGCTTTAAATTTTACCTTTATTTTAGCCATTCCAGATTCGTTAGTATTGTATCCGGAATCAACTTCGATGCCGTTGATATTATGATCATAACCTTTTTTCTTAAACACTCCTAAAAGAGATTTTTTTAAACTAGATACTTCTTTAGCACTGTCCCCAAAAATTAATCGAGCAGAAAATTCTATATCCAGTTCATTCAACCCTATAGAGGAATGATCTGCTAATATAAAAAGAGGTACGTCTAATTTTTTACCTCCTACATCGAAGGTTTTAATTTTAGGGGTACCATCTTCATTAAAATAGTTTCGAATAGCATTAATATGCTGTCTTTCACTAATTCCTTGAGCTACCATGGCGGCCTCTAAAAGACCGCCTACTAGCTCTTCTATGTTTAATCTTGCCATATAACTTTATTAACCGTATAAATAATATACGAAGAATATTTTTAATTACCTAATTATTTGTTAGGATCCTCAGTCAAAGGGATAGGTGATGGTTCTAACATTTCATTTAAGAAATCAGATAATTTAAGCATACCTTCTGTTGGAGGTAATTGCTCAGCATGAACTTTTACTTCATATTTAGCTGAGTTGTCAGTGCTACGAGTGTTTTCTTTGTGTGTAGCAACTTTTCCGGCTACTGTAGCTGAATACTTCATACCCCAAAAACCTCCTGAAGCTGTAGCTGAGATAGATGATTCAGTATCGGTTGATGATTTACTCATAGTAGAAGTTTTTACTTCCATAGTAAAATTTACATCAGCTGAAGTGATAGCTAATGATGGTAGGGGAATTAATGGTAACATAGGTACTTTGCTATACACTTTTTGTATAGTTTGTTCTCCTGTGCCTCCATCTGTAACAACACGGTTCATTTCAACATCTAGTGCTCTAGTTGTTGCAGGAGCTCCGTCTTTTCCAGGAACAAATGCAACTTCACTAATGTATTTCCATGTAACGTCGTTGAGTTTGGCTTGCCCTTTTGCCATTCCTACAATAGGGGAAACGATTAGTTCTTCGATGGGTAACCCTCGAAATTGGTCTGCGACTGCCATAGTGATTAAGTTAAAAAAGTTAATAAAGGTTATATGTCAATTATGCAAACCAAGATAACTGATTATGCATAACACATATAAATAGAAGGTTATTTGAAAGAAGCTATTTTACTATACTTCTTTTTTAATGCCTCTAGTTCTTTAAAACCTTTTAAATACTCTTCAGCTGATTCTTTATTACCAGAGAAGTTCATTACTGTCTTACAGTGGGGGCATTGCATGATAGGGTGCTTAATAATAAAGTCTAAAGTTAGTCCTAAAGGATTCCTACATGATGGACAAGGCATTGCCATAAACTACTACCAGTACCCAGAGAAGTTTCTAGATCCTCCTAAAGATTTCCAATAACGTCCAATATTACAAGACCAGTATCCTGGTTTTGTTTTGTCTTTTTTCTGATCGCAGTTATGTCTAGCGGCAAAAGAAGCTCTTGCTCCGGGCTCTTTTATCTTAACTGATAAGTTACCGCTGTCGCCGAAATTAACTTTTTTTATTTTTCCTGTCTTAGGATTTTTTACGTAAACAAAGAATTTTTTAGGTCCACCTCTTTTAGGTTTATTTAGAGGTACTTCTCTACCTTGGTATTCTGCTTCTTTAAGTACAAACTTATCTACCCAAACATCGTGGGTTAATCTATATAATACTTTGTCTGGTATTCTATCTGTGTATACTTTTATCACACCTTCAGTACCACTATGTCTAGTATGATTGATATTCATATCTTGTAATTTATCAATCATAAGGTTATAATTTTCAGGTCTAACTTTTAATAGAGCATATTTTCTATCATCTTCTCTACCTTGATATTCTGCTTCAGATAAATTATCAATTTCATTACGTACCCACTCCTGTTCGTTTGGCCCTAATTGATCAAAATCCATTCCAAACTCTTCGTTTGCGATATCATCATAGATATCCATCTGCTCATCTACCATTGGTAAATCTAAAGGTACTTTTTCACCTTCAAATATTCCATATTCTCCAATGTCGGTAGATTCTAATAATTGAGCATCTTCTTCGTTTAACTCAATTAGCCCGTCTCTCCAGGCGTCTCTTGCTTCTGCAAATAATTGTATAAACCTTTCGCTAGAATAACGGTAGACATTCTCAGATAAAGTGAGTCCGTTGTCTAAGTGGTATTGTAGTGACGGTAATCCTATTAAGTCTTTAATTTTGATCATTTATGAAATCTTTTCTGTAAAACTTACCGAGGATATTATCGTTGATATAATTATTTCGCGTCTCTAATACCTCGTTTATAAATAGGTACTTACACTCATAATAAGTTAATTGCTTTTTGTCTGGAGCGTATTGAAGTATTTCTCTTTTAAAGTCTTCTTGGTTTCCCTCTTTGACTAAATCTAGGATTTCTTTTTGAGAACCGTAATAAGTTTTCCAATCTGATTCGGTAATTACTTTCTTTTTTAGAGGAGTTCTACCTCCTATTCCTTGAGCTTTCCTCTCTTCTTTAAGTGCTTCTAGCTCTCTTTTTCCTAATTTTTTATTTCTTTCAAAAAACAGTACTTTTTTGCCAATATATTTTTTACCTGTTGGCAGATGAGTTACTTCGTAAATAAATCCGTAAGTATTCTCTGGCATGTCCTGTATTCCTAAAACTACTTGTCCTTTGTGTATCCATGTTTTCTCTGTCATAATTTTAAGCTTTTGATAATCGCCTCATCATCAAAAATATCTTGTAAATTTTGATACGGGCAAGATGAAATATCTTGAGCAAGAGCAAATGGCTGATAAAGGTTGTTTGTAAAATCTAACTTTAAATTTGGAGGATTAGCTCCTATATTAGTATGAAGTTCATACCCAAATATATTTGGACTGGTTGTAACCCAACATACAGTTGATGGTTTCCCATAAGATGCTGCAATGTGCTGGGCAAACGAGTCAATCAATAGTCTCTTGTCTGCAAGTTGTAATAAAATAGCTATACTCCTAAATCCATCCAAAGCATGAAGGGTGTTAGGGTATTCTTTTTGATCTTTTCTTTTTATATGAACAATTGTATGGGTATCTTTAAATTCTTCTATCACCCGTAGAACGGTTGATTCTGGAATGTCTCTGGTCCAGGAATAATTAAATCCTTGATTTTGAGCTCCTCCATTTGGCTGTATGGCCAGGATTGGTTTTTCTGTATTATAGAAAGGAGCAAAATAATCTATCTCAGATTGAGTTAAGTATAATTGAGGAGTCTCTCCTTGATATTTTAAATCCCACTGCTTACACCATATTCTAATAATATGATCCTGTTCTAAAATAAAATCAGAGTGAGTGTAAGGATCAGTGTAATAAATTTTGCAATCCTTTTCTTTTCCTAAGATATAATCTTTATAGAAAGATCCGTGCTGGCCATTTTGGTGAACGTGGTCGGCTGCCGGGTTATGTTTAAAAACATCAGGGTAGGCACATATTACGTGAATGGTGTCTTCTGGGTGGGCTTTTCGGATTACTTTTAAAACGGCTGTTGCCATTATATGCTTTCCTAGTCCGCCTTCTATGTGGAAAATTACTGTCATAATAAGATTAAACTATTAAGATAGGAAAAATAATTTTAAACTCCTACTCTTCTAGTTTAATTAATCTGTACCCAACCGCTTTCGCCGTAAAAATGTAAGTTAGAGGCTGATACCATTAACATACCTACTTCTGGGCTAGTTGGTGCTGTAGTTCTATTTGCTAGTTGTATTACTCCAGTAAAGTTACTAGCATCTGCTGTGCCTGATCCAGTAGCAAATAAATTATTTACTACTACTACATTATCTCTAGTAGTAGTTTGATTTGATCCTCCTAATATTACAGAACCTGTGGTAGAAGCTACGTTGAAAGATCCTCCAAATACGTTACTGTAGGGGCCTGTTGCTGAATTAGTGTCTCCTCCCACGACTGCGCTTGATAGACCTGATACAGTATGAGTGTATCCTCCGGCTGCAATCGCAGCACCCCCAGTAACTCCGTGACCTCTTCCTCCAAATGCTGATGCATCGGTTGCAGTTACATCGTGTTGTCTTCCTCCTATAGCAGCTGAGTATGATCCGCTTGCTATGTTGCTTATTCCTCCTGCTAAAGATCCTATACCAGAAGCTTCATTCGTCTGTCCTCCAATCACTGTAGCATAAGTTGCAGTAGCCTGTGGTTCAAAACCTCCTAAAGCTGTAGCATAATCTGCCGAGGCAGTTACATGACGGCCGCCTCCAGCAAATGAATATTGACCAGAAGCAATAGATGTGTAGGAAGTATCATTTGTTTTTATAGCACCTGTGGCAGATCCTGTTTGAAATATTCCTCCGGTTGCCGTAGCTGTAATTCCGGTTAATCCTGAACCGTCACCGGTAAATGATCCTGTAAACGATCCTGTAAATGGACTGGTTAAAGATGTAAATTGTGCCGAAGATGAAATAATTCCGGCCGGTACATCTGTGATTCCTGTATAAGAAATTTGAGAAGATCCTGATACTACACCCGAAGGTAGGGTGAGGTTAGTTAATCCTGAACCGTCTCCAGAAAAAGAACCGGTAACAGAAGTTGCATTCAAAAAATTAACTGTAGATCCAGATGCTAGCAAAGAACCTGAGATGGTTAAATTACCTTCAATAAAAACATCATCAGGTATAATGTTATCATACCCTGCATTACCTATTCTAACGGTATCTACACTACTTACTCCAATCAAAGATACGTTACTTCCTCCAGTGCTTGTACCTTGGAAGAAATAAGCATTAGCATCTAAATTTACATTTCCGTTTAAAATATCTAACGATCCTGTAATAGAAGCATTTCCATTTCTTGTACCGTCCCATTCTGAAGATACTCCGGTTAGGTTTGTACCATCGCCGGAAAAAGAACCGCTAAACGAACCACTTACTCCAGTAGTGTTTGTAAAATCTACGTTTACTCCTGAACCAGAAATGACTAACGAACCTGTAATAGAGGCATCACCGTTTCTAGATCCATCCCATTCTGCTACAGCAGTAATTCCGGTTAAACCTGATCCATCTCCGAAAAACCCAACCGAAGAAGTAACACTCCCGGTAATTATAAGCGAATTATTAAATACGTGTTCGTTAGCCATGTTTTAATTATTTATAAAGATCGTTTAAATGCTGTTATAAGCATATTAAGTTCATATGTTCCAGGAGAAGCATCTATCTTAAGTATAGCTTCTGTTGTAGAAGAAGCATCAATACTGAAGGATGTACCTACTATATTACCTGAAGCAACTGTATGTGAATCATTTATAGTTGAATTACCTGCTTGATCCCAGCCTCCTAAAATTGTTCCTACCTTCTTCTCAGATTCAACATTATTTGTTAATACGTAATCTCCTTTTATTCCTGTGTATCCTGTTGATCCATCGATAGCGAAAGTATAAATGTTTGAAGTACCGGTTAAGCCTGAAGCGTTAAACTGGAATAGCTGTACTCCTGGTCCGGCTGGATAACTTCCTGATGCAATTGTAAATGTACCGGCAACATCTAAATTACCTGATACTATTAAGGATCCTGTTATTTGAGCATCCCCGTTTAAAGTCCCATCCCAATCTGTAGTAATTCCTGTTAATCCTGATCCGTCTCCAACAAATGATCCTGAGAAGGTTGATCCAGAAATAGCAGCTACGTCTGTAAAGTCTACTACTGCTGTTGATCCAGAAACTGTAAATGAGCCTGTAATATTTGCATTTCCTAAATGGGTTCCATCCCATTCAAATCCTGTTAGATTAGATCCGTCACCGTAGTATGTAGTAGCTGTTACTGATTGACTTACTAGCAAAGATCCGCTTATAGTTACAGTCTTAGCAGAGAAGTCACCACCGATTAGAGGTGCACCTGATGTATTATTTATGTATAGTTTACAGCTTTCAGCTGTTGAGCTAGAAGGTCCTGTAGCGTATCCGATATAAATGTTATCACACCCTCCTGTGTTACGTAGACCAGCCCCGCATCCAATAGCAGTATTATTATAAGAATTAGATGTTAAATTTCCTAATGCTGAGTTACCTATTGCTGTGTTCCGGCAGCCGTTAGTGAGATTTCTCATAGAGGAGAGTCCTACAGCTACGTTACCTGCTGCTATGGTAGCGTTGCTTATAGCGCATAATCCTATTGCAACGTTGCTGGCTCCGGTTCCGCTGGTGGCAGTGTAGGGTCCTATTAGTACATTTTGAGTTCCAGTGTTACATCTACCGGCTTGGTATCCAATAAAAGTAGAAAAAGTATTTACACATTGTCCAGCTTGAGCACCAATTACTACATGGTAACCTCCTTTACTAAGTTGACCGGCTTGATATCCAATACCTACACCTAGTCCGTTACTATCTGTTGCTGTAGTATTAGCATATACACAAGCACCGATAGCCATACCTGTTGTAGACGGGTTACAAATCTTAATATTGGTATCAATTGTTGTATCCCCTTTTAGGTCTATAGTAGGACTAGATCCCGATACTACAAACGATCCTGTAATAGAAGCGTTTCCGTTTCTTGAACCGTCCCACTCTGAAGTTGAAGTTACTCCGGTTAGTCCTGATCCATCTCCTACAAAAGAACCGCTAAATGATCCGCTTACTCCGGCTTCAGCATTTGTAAAATCTACATTTGCTCCTGATCCGCTAACTACAAAAGATCCTGTGATGGATGAATCTCCATCTCTTGAGCCGTCCCATTCTGTAGTTACAGTTAATCCAGTTAAGTTAGAGCCGTCTCCGTAAAAAGATCCTGAAAAGATTGAGGCGGATACTTGGCTGTTAAATGTAATTTGCCCGGTTGCAAAATCTCCGTAAACTAGAGGAGTATTGGAGCCTGTGTTGTGTATGTATAGTTTATTTGACTGAGCAGTATTGGTTTCAGGTCCTGCTTGATATCCAATATAAATGTTATCAGTACCTGATGATAATCTAACCCCTGCTTCTTTTCCTATACCTATATTATTGTTGCCGCTTGATACGATTCCTAAAGCCCCATACCCAACTGCTGTTGAACCAGAAGCATCTGTTACGTTATCTAAACCTTGATATCCAACAACTGTATTATGTACTCCGGTTAAATTTTCTCCAGCTTGATATCCAATTAAAATATTTTTATTTGCTCCTGAAATGCTTGCACCGGCCTGTTCTCCTATTAAAATATTTTCACTACTGTCATCTATAGAGAAACTTCCAGTAAGTATTAAGGTAGTTCCGTCAAAAGTAAAGCTAGGTTCGCCTTGTAGTGACCCGCTAAATCCTGTGGCTGTTAAAATATTATTATTTGTATTGTTAATTACAGCAACTGATCCTGTTGAAGATCCACCTAGAGGAATTGTATAATAATCTCCTGCATTGGTGTCATAATGCAATCTTAAGGTTGCTCCATCATCATGCAAAGAACTTGAATAGAAAACTGATCTGAAGTTGTCGTCCATCTCCAGATGAGTAAGAGAGGAGCCTTTTTCTAATCTATATGTGATTCCTGGGATTGCCATATTATGTCTTTATTATAAATATCTTATATTATTTTACTTTCTTAACTCAAATCTCCTGTTCTACTTGTTTCGTACCAGTAGCTTCCATCAGACACAAAACTAACTGTATAGGTTCTAGATTTAGATACCGTCAACGTACCCTCTGTTTTAAAGTTAGAAGAGCTAAAAGTAACAGTGTTCGTGCTCACTATGCTTGGCACAATAATTACTATTCCTTCAGTTCCTGCCGGAGCAACTGTAGCTGTAAATGTAATGTCTCCTGTTATAGGTGCTTTTACTACTCTACTAGTATAAAGCCCAAGAGCAGTGGTATCAGAGGCATTTGCTGTATACTTACCTCTAATTTGTCCGTTTACATCTAAAGTTACTTGAGGATTGTTAGTAGCTATACCTGCTCTTTGATTGGAGGTAAAACTCGCAACAGACAAAGCACTTGCATAAGCTTCATTAGTAGAGGAAATAATACTAAAAGAATTATATGCTGCGCTTGGGCTCCTGCTTCCAGCTTCAGATAAACTTACTACAACGTGTCCTCCTACTCCATTAACAGATGTTAAAGGAGATGAAAGCATCAAACCGTATTCATTAGCCCCGGATCCTAAAATACCGCTAGAGTAAACCCCAGATACTATTGGTCTAATAATAGATTGAGTACTTCTAGTACCTCCTTTTTGGACTCCAATACCATCTGTACCTAAAACTACTAGTTGCCTATTAGGAGTTGTATCAAAAATGCCTAAACCAACTGATGATACAGAAGCAATTGTGCTAGAATTAACATCGAAATTTAGTTTATTAGTAGCTCCTAAAAATATTTGATTAGAAGTAGAGGCAGAAC